ACCGATGGCACTGCGACATTCTGCACCTTCGCAGCACAGGAGTCAGGTGGCAATATACAATTACTAATCACGCCCGGTGTCGGTAGTAAGGCGTATACGTTCAAAGTAGCATGGAAGGGCATATTGAGGTGAGATGAGTGGCAGAGAAGGACTTCCGTGTACAGAGGGGATTGATAGTCGCTGATGGTGATGTCAACGTCCCATCCGACCACAGCGTCTTCGCTGGTACGTTCGACACGAACGTGGCTGCCGCTGGTCTCACGATGTCAGGCAACACGATAGCAGCCGATGGCACTCAAAACCCAATCGACATCAATATCACACCGAAGAATGCCGGTAGCGTACTCCTCACTCGCATCAACGATACCGTGATTGGGAACATCACCCCTGCTGCGGCTTCGGTCACCAATCTGACCGCCACAGGCACATCCACCCTACGTGGTGCAATCACCACTGGTAATGAGGGTGTAGCAACCACCATCACGCAGAACGTGGCAGCGGCTAACTCCGCTGGACAGAACCTCACGATAACAGCAGGCTCTGCCTTAACGGGTGGTACTAACGACACAGGCGTTGGTGGAGACCTGATTCTCGCTGCTGGTGCTGGTAAGGGACAAGCGGATGGTGGAGACATCATCTTCAAGGTAGCAACGCCCGCTGGTGTTGCGGGCAATTCACCAAACGCGATAGATGACGTAGCATTGACCATCTCTGACGACAAGTCTCTCACATTCGGTGGTACGACTAACTTCGGCAGCAACGCTATGACTAACGTGAATATCGACGGCGGTACGATAGACGGCACGACGATTGGCGCTGGTACGCCTTCTACCATCGCGGGAACAGCCCTGACTATTGATGACGTAGTGATAAACGGTAAGAGCATCATCATAACTGGTGATACCGATGACACCGCCACCATCGCAGCAACGACACACGGTGCGTTGAACATCACCACAGTGGATACTGCGGGAACAAATGGCAATATCACTCTGAATCCTGATGGTCAAGTTAGACTGCAACACGGTGCTAGTACCAAACTAGCAACAGTCACAAATGGGGTTAACATCACCGGAAACCTAGACATCAGTGGCTCCCTCGACGACGTGACGAACATCACTGCCACTGGGGAGTTCTTTGGTGGTCATGCTGACTTGGAGATGTCTGCTGGTATAACGATAAACAAGGCGAGTGGTGACGGGAGCGCGGGCAACAAACACAGCATCCTCGAGGTAGCGGACGTCAACTTCTACACCAGCGAGCAACTGTCTTACACAGAACCCTCAGGAATCACTAAGACCCCCAACAGCACGTTCGGTAGGGAAGGTGCGAGCGCTGGCAATGTAATCATACTCGAACTCGCTGTAAGCCATGCTTCCAATGTGACAAACTATCAGGCAGCGGAGGCATTCGCTTGCATGTCAGTAAGGGACAATTCTGGTAGTATCAAGTATAGAGTGATACAGAAAGTAATAGGCTTCTATGCTGATGCTGTCGCTGAAGATGTGCGTAGCACGGTAATATTCGAGACAGGAGATGTGCAATACGGTCACTTCGAGTGGACGAAACACACTGACGGCATCTCAAGTGGCAACGACACCATGATGCTCATATGGAAATGGACTTATCCCGCATCGTTTGCTGCTAATGATGTAGTTCAGTTCTCGACAAACGTGAATGGTCTGTCATTGAACGGAGCGGGTGGTTGATACAATGACTCTGAATGTGACATCAGGTGCCAACCTCTCCAAAGCAGGACCCTTCGAGAGAGTCTTAGTAGCGAAGGCGAATGGTGCCAGTGGTGGCTCTAACAGCAATAGCGCTGGTGACATGTCATTCACCGCAGCATCAGGTGGTGCATTCACAGCAGGTGACTACATCGGTGGCACTAACATCAGGAAGAACACGAGGGTCACCTATGTCACCTCGAATACCGTATACGTGAGCAGACCCCTCACTGGGGACATAGGCACTAACACAACCGTCAACGTATTCCAATCGAGACAGGCGGCTGGGGATGGGCCTCCCGGCTTCGAGTTGAAGGCTGGGAGTGACATATCGATAACGGCTTCCAGTCAGAACGGAGTCGGAGCAGCCGTGTTGGAGATAAACGCAACTGGCGGTGCTCTCGATATAGACGGTTTGTCAGACATCAATGCTCCTCTAGTAGACGATGATATATTCCCAGTCGACGACGGTGCTAGTGGCGCTAACAGGAAAGCCACCATGTCTAGGCTGAAGACCTACATGCAGAGTGGTCTCACCTTCCCAGTCACTGCTGTCAGTAGTGGTGCTGATAACAGGATAGCGACATTCAGCAGTGCCACTGCATTGGATGGTGACCCGGACCTCACTTTCGATGGTGACATACTCACTGTTGGTAGTGCGACCGATGCCGCCCATCAAATAAGGCTCAATTCAACATTGACCAACGACTCAGCGTTAAAAATACTACATCTGGACACTCATACCACCCTTGCCCATACAACAGAAATGATAGAGTTGAGTGGTACTTATGATGACAATACCAACAACGGAACCACTCAGAATCTACTTGGAATAAGAGCAGACATAAACGTGACTGGAAATCACGCAAGCGGTACCAAGACCGGTACTGGTATACTCGTAGACGTAGATGGTACAACCACCGGCACTACCACTGGATTCGGCTTAGACGTCGATGTCGATGGTTTTGACACCAACTACGCCGCTGTGTTCAGAAGCGGTAGTGTGGGAATAGGAGGGTTGCCTGACACAACCACCCTGCTTGAAGTCAAAACACCAGACTCCTTCGGTGAGGCACTTTACCTCACTAGCACTCATGCACCGGGTGCGACTAGCAATACCAACGGGCCTATACTACGTTTCAATGCCAAGAGAGACGGTAGCGAGGCCGGTAAAGTCAATGATAACTTGGGGTACATACAATGGTACGGCATGTCCCATGCCGACAACAATCATCAATTCTCATTCATCAATACCAAAGCGACCGCAGTCGGCTCTGGTAGTGAGACTGGCTCTCTGGAGTTTGGGGTGTCCACCAGTTCATCCGGTGTTGTAGAAACAGTGATGAGCATCCATGGTGGCGCTAATGCAGCAGGCTCGACCGTTCAGATATACGGCAATCTGCAAGTGGATGGAACGACCACCACAATCAACTCCACCACCATAGAACTGGATGACAAGAACATAGAACTCGCTAAGGGTCTAGGTAATGATGCTGCTGTAGACGGTGGTGGTATAACCCTAATATCCACTCAAGGAAACAAGACATTCAACTGGGTGGACAGCAGTGATGCTTGGACATCGTCCGAGAACTTGGAGTTGGCATCCGGCAAGTCACTCATCATCGGCAGTGCCAGCATGAACGAGACTGACCTAGAGAAACTGGATGACATCACCAACGGCACAGCGGCAGCGAGCAAGGCATTGGTGGTAGATGCGAGCAAGGACATCGGAACGCTTGGTACTCTCACAGCAGCGAACCTGACCGCTAACACGCTAGTCACCACACCTGCGCTTTCAGTGGACTCCGTGGCGGTGCTGGATACCAGCAGCAGTTCCAGTCAGAGTTTCGATTGTCAAGCGGGTAGTGGCGCTGCCAAGGACCTAGCGACATACGCATACGGCACATACAGAACTGCGAAGTTCATAGGCCAAATAAAAAATAACAGCACCTATGAGGTCGATTGCTTCGAAGTCCTAGTGACCTTCGATGGTGATGCTGGACCGGGTGCTACTTCCGACGTGCACATGACGACTTACGCATACATCAGTTCGAACGACACCCCAATGGGCACTCTAGCCGCAGTCAAGAGTGGAACTAATATAGCATTACAGTTTACGAATACCGTTGCTGACTTCACCGGTTCATTCGCGGTGACGGCAACTCAACTAATCAAACAATGATGGACAGTGAAATCATGGTGAGGAAATGGGAGAAAAAGATTTCAGGGTAAGGAAGGGGCTAGTAGTAGACGGTACTAGTTATTCCACAGTGGCAGGCAAACTCGCCGTTGGTCTTGAGGAGGCAGGGACACCAAGCGCCTCTCACAGCAACATATTGAGGGTGTCTGGGAACACCAGTAATAGTGGAGACTCAACACTACCATCCGCCCAACCACAACTAATAGTCAAGACTCAGAGCAACAGTCAAGATGCCCTAGTGAGGATACTAGGAAGGAGAAATGGTGCTACCACTCAAAACCAAGCAGTGCTGCAACTCGGTAATCACGATGACAACGGCACAGACAATGGTGGGATAAACTACGCTAATCTTGGCGCTATAGCAGGTCGTGTGAGTAATTCCGCCACCAACGTAGGCGACATGGTGTTCATCACATATGCTGATGGGGCAACTCCATCTGACAGGATGATAATCAAGAGCGACGGTAAGGTCGGTATAGGCACGACCAGCCCACAATCCCTACTAGATATTCGTGGTGCGGCAGGCTCTCCGGGTAAACTGACTCTATCAACTGATGAGTTGACGGTGGCTGATGGTGACAAACTCGGTAGGATAGACTTCAACGCACCATCAGAAGCAGATGGAACAGATGCTGTGCTTGTAGGTGCTTCCATCTGGGCTGAGGCAGATGCCACATTCGATACCTCACACAACACGACAGAACTGGTTTTCGCCACTGCCAATACAGCAGCCGCTGCCGAGCAGATGAGGCTCACGTCTGACGGTAAACTAGGCATAGGAACTGCAACGCCATCCTACGACCTTCATGTGGTAGGCGACATATATGCTACTGACAACTTGAGGGTGGGCAACACTTCTCCCAACAAGATTACCCTGAACGGAAATGATGCTTACGTAGAGGGACAGTTCTCTGCCGAAGGCACTGCTGGCTCTTACCTCTACTCACTCGCTCTTGGAGGTGAGAGTGTGACAACCACATCGGGTCAGATACTAGGGGCTACAGCCACTCTATCGGGTTCTAGTGCTGGGGATTACGAGGCGTTGAAACTCGTCAACACTGACGACACCAACGACGCAGCAGTCACAGTTCTCCACATGTCTAACCTAAGACAGACGGACAGCGCCTTCTTCCTAGAGCACGACGCTTTCGGGAACACGAAGATGTTCACTGGTCAAGGCAGCAGCGTCGCCACGTCTGCTGGCTCTGACATGAATCTCGGAATCACCATACTGGAGGCAGGCGGAGTTAGAATCAGTGACGCATTCCAATTCCCGACCTCAATCGGTGGTGCTGGACAGGTGCTCAAAGTACCAAGCAGCGGCTCTGTTCTGGAGTGGGCGAACGACGACTCCTCTGCTGGTGGTGCTTCTACTCTCAACGGACTCACTGATGTCCTCGTCTCTAACGATTCAATCTTCCTCAATAACTTCGGTAGTGCACCTAACACTGGCACATTGGGCGTTGGACAACAGGACAATGTGGCTATCGGGCATAATGCATTGGATGCCCTAACCTCAGGCGAATACCATGTTGCAATAGGGTCGGGAGCAGGAGGCTCGGTCACTGCCGATGACAGCAGCGTATTCATTGGAAAGAATGCTGGACTCAATTCCACTCCCACAGCGGCGGTCATTATAGGAAAAGAAGCGGGAGAATCTGCTACCACTGTGGATTATAGCATATTACTTGGTGCTACAGCAGGTGCTTCTTCAACAGGTCAACACACTATTTTCGCAGGTTGGAAAGCAGGGAAGTTTGCAGGCGCTGACAATGGTATAGGCATAGGGAGAATGGCATTGCAAGGCTCAACCACGGTCGGAAATAACGATGGTGAAAATAACATAGCAGTTGGAAATGAAGCCATGTCATCTATCACAGGTGGTGCTAGCAACATAGGTGTAGGTGAATCTGCTGCTGAAGGTCTGACAACTGGTTCTAGCAACATAGCAATCGGTAGAGAGACTATGAAAGGTGTGCATACTGGCATAGACAACAACGTCGCACTTGGCTATGAAGCGGGATACTATATCGGAAACGACGACAACGTAGCGATAGGTTATCGGGCACTCAAGGGTTCTTCGACCGCTTCTGCCAATTCAGGGAGCAAGAACATAGCGATAGGCTATACCGCAATGGAGTCCTACACCACAGCCACGGATAACGTAGCGATAGGGAGGAACGCACTTGGGGATGTCACCACCGGTGACAACAACATAGCGATTGGAGAAGGCGCTTTGTCCACAACAGACGTTGCTGCTGCTAATAACATAATGATGGGATACTACGCTGGCTCTAACTTGAAAGGTGGAGTAAACGTAGGTATAGGAAGCAATGCTGTTCGTGGCTCTACAACCGTATCAAACAACACAGGGACATACAACGTTGGTATTGGTAATTTCACTCTTTCAGTCCTCACATCGGGTGACCACAACGTAGCCATTGGTGATACGGCTCTTCAAAATGTATCTAGTGGAAATGGCAACATAGGAATAGGACAAGACGCAGGGGACTCAATCGCTGATGGTAGTTTCAACGTGCTCATCGGTGAGGATGCTGGACAGGACATAACATCGGGCGATGACAACCTGATAATCCATGCAGGTGATAACCCAGCAAACGCACCATCGAGTGCCACTGCTAACGAGCAGTTGCAGATAAGCAGTGGTAGGACGTGGTTTCAGGGGTATGACGGAAACCTGTATCTCGGTAGGAATCACCTCCAGAAAATTCCCTCTTCCGGCGAAGACGCCTCCGGCACTGCCCTTGAGATAGGAGGCGGTGCTGGCACAGGTCAAGGCGCTGGAGGGGACTTGAAACTTCAATATGCTCCAGCAGCAGGTTCAACCAATAGCAATGTCAACTCTCATGCGGATGCTCTAACGGTGCATGGCGACACAGGCAACGTGACCATACACAACAACTTGATTGTCAGTGGGGACAGCATCACGGTGAATGCTGAGACAATCACAACAGAAGAAGCCATGCTCTCTCTAGGTATTGGTCAAACTGCTACCGATGCAGATGCACTTGACTTCGGTTTCTACGGTACTTATGACGTGGGGGACACGCAGAAGTTCAGGGGTGTCTTCGCAGATGCCAGTGACAGTGGCAAGTTCAAGTTCTTCAAGGACCTACAGGCTGAACCGACCACTACCGTCAACACGGCAGGCACTGGGTATGCCGCTGCCACAGTGGTAGCAGCCACGTTCGAGGGCAACCTCACAGGTAATGCCACTGGGTCGCACTCAGGTACTCTTGCTGGTAATGCGAGCACTGCGACGACTGCTACCAATGTCGTAGTCAGCGCCAACAACTCAGCAAATGAGACCGTCTACCCTCTATTTGTTGATGGAGCAACAGGAACGCAAGGAGCAGAGACGGATACAGGACTGACATACAACCCATCCACAGGTATGTTGACAGCAACTGGATTTACAGGTGCTTTGACTGGAAATGCTGATACTGCTACTTCTGCTACTACTGCCGGAGGCCTTTCTTCGACATTAGCAGTTTCTAGTGGTGGAACAGGTGCAACAACACTCACCAGTAATGCGGTTTTGACAGGTAATGGAACGAGCGCAGTTCAAGCGGAAAGCAATTTCACATACGATGGTAATACCCTAACAGTCAAGGGTAATGATGGTGTCACGGCTCTGACAGACGACCCAATCGTGCTTGTAAGACCGATACTGACCAATAGCCGAGATGCCGCAGTGAAGATTCAGGGTGCGAGGAACGGTAGCACTAGCGCTAATGCCGCCACATTGCTTCTTTCTAACGAGGATGACAACCTCTCAGATGCAAACCAATTCAACCACTTAGGTGCGATTGTTGGGCGAGTCTCAGATATCACAGACAATCATGGTGATATGCACTTCCTGACCTTCTCCGATGGTGCTACGGCTAACGATACAATGACACTAGCGGGAACTGGTAATGTAGGAATAGGCGCTACTGCCCCTGTTGCACCTCTTGAGATAAAGAAGAGCGCTTACAACAGCGGTGGCTACAAGTCACACTTGTTGATTGTAGACCAAACAGCATACGATGGCACTAACAATGGTGGTGCTATCCTATTAGGTGGAAAGGAGGATTCTGGAGGTAACTTAGCATATTGGGCTAAGATTTCCGGTGAGAAGGCTAACACTACTGCTGATGACAGAAGTGGAACCTTGCACTTCTGGACTCGTAAGGAAGGTGGAAACCCGACTCAGAGAATGATAATTGACGAGGATGGTAATGTAGGAATAGGTACTACGAGTCCTACCCATAAGTTGCATCTCCATGATGCTTCAAGAGTAGATATTAAGTTTTCAAATGATAACGATGAATCTCATTACATTAGAAAAGATGGTGATTATCTTAGAATTAGAGGTGAAGATGATTCTACTGTATTGATGGAAATAAGAAATAATTCATCATCCAACTTTGTTAGTTTCCCTAGTGGTAATGTCGGAGTAGGTACTAATGCACCTGACCAAACACTACACGTCGAGGGTAGCATCCTAGCAGATGCCTACAATCATGCCACGACCACGCTCGCAAGCAACTACACCGACGGCGCTACATCAATGGTTCTGACTGATGCCAGCGAGTTCCCCACAGCGGGGTCAGGCACAATCAATGGGGTCGCTTTCACTTGGACAAACAAGTCGAGCAACACGCTCACTGTCCCTGACTTGGATGCTTCCTACACAGCAGGTGTCACGGTCGTGGCTGATACAGGTTTGTTCTTCCGAGACGGGTTCGAGAACGTGGCACAGCCTAGCGTGACCGTATACGACAAAGCCAACAGCGGTGCATCGAGAGACGACCTGTCGCTAAACGCAAACTCAGGAATTAGATTCAGGGTCGGAAACGAGTCGCAGATGGAACTCACCAATGACCAGTTGTCCTTGACGACAGGCAACCAAGGCGCTGCTGCGATATTCGGTTTCAGAGACAGGACAGACATGGGCATTAAGTCCAACACATCATACTCGGTAGGCGTGATGGCTCCTGACAACGTGTTCATCCAAACCGACTCGAACAACAATGGGAACGCCAACTACATCGACTTCGGTCATGGTTCAAGCACAGTCGGTAGTGCAACCTCGATGATGAGGATAGTCATGGCTGGGGCTACAGGAGTAGGTAAAGTCGGTATAGGCACTACAAGCCCTAACCAACCATTGACAGTTGAAGGCTCGATGAGCCTGAAGGAACAGGCGAGTGCCAACGCAGACACAGCAGCATACGGTCAGTTGTGGGTCAAGAGTGACAGCCCCAACAATCTGTATTTCACCAACGATGCTGGTACTGACATCCAAATCACTACCTCTTCGGGACTTAATGCAAGTGGCGGCGGTGGTGCTGTATCAGCAGTTGCCAACGGTGCTAACAACAGGATTGCCACGTTCAGCAGCGCAGACGCTCTGAATGGTGAGGCCGCTCTTACTTGGGATGGAGGAACACTAAGCATCACATCAGAGGATACAGTGACTGAGGCAATTAAAGTCACAATAGCAGATACAGACGGCACTGCCGACTCTACGCCATTCGTCGTTGACGGCAATGGTAGAGTAGGTATCGGAACTGCCTCTCCACTATCAGACATGGCTCTCACTCTCAATGGTGATGGTACTTCATACGAGGGAATAGCCTTCCAAGTAGGAGGCTCGACCAAGTGGAAGTTTTCGAGTGACTCCTCTTCCTTCTATTGGGATTCACAATCCTCTGGTATGGATATTACATCACCCGGCAACGACTCAAGCCCCGGTACGAGCATGAACAAACTGCAAGTGAATGTAGGTGATGCTGATGGTGTTGCAGACTTCAATGATGGTATCCTGATTGTCAACAACGATGCATCTATCGCAGACGGCGACGTTATTGGGGGAATAGGATTCGATACGAGGGATGGGAACGTCCCAAGCAGAACCACCGAGGCGTCAGCAGCGATTGTGGCACTGGCAGCAGAGGCCCACGGTCAGCAGGACAAGGGGGGTCATCTCACTTTCCTTACATCCGCTGTAGATGACGATGATGACACAGCATCGAGCGAGAGAGTGAGAATAACCTCAGCAGGTCATCTGGTAGTAGGTGCGACGGCCATCACAGGAACAGCATCTCACGGTATCATAGAGGTGGCAAATGCTACACAGGCCAATGTACGTGTCACTGATACTAACGCAGGGTCAACAGACTTCGCTCAATCAGGTAATGACACATACATCCTGAATAGACACGCAAGCGGTAAGATATACATCAAGCCGGGCAATGGCGACCACAGCATTGAACTTAATTCGACTGGTCAAGTCAAGTTCAACAACGAATACACATTCCCTACATCGGATGGTAGCGCTAATCAGGTTCTAACGACAAATGGTAGTGGTGCTCTATCCTTTGCAGATGCTGGCGGTAGCAGCGGCTCTGATATGAAGAAGTTTGTCGCAATTCAGAACACAGGAACAGGAGACGCAACCACTCTCATAAACGTGAACAACACCACAGCACAGGCAATCACTTGGTTGAGTGAGGTTCACAAGGACTCCATCTTCACACATAGCACAAGCAGCAGCCCCGAAGAGATAACGGTCACATCGGATGGGACTTACCTGATTGACTACAGCATCAACACCGAGAACACAGGTGGGAACAGGTTCGTCGGGCATGCTAGACTCTATGTCAACGGTACTGCATTGAATTACACATTAGCCACTTCCTACTCAAGGGGTAATTCATTTGACGATGACATGGTTGCACACTGGTCAGGAGTGGTGGAACTATCAGCGAACGACGTAGTGACAGTGAAGATGCGAAAGAACGATGCTGACGATACAAGTCAGGTACAGGTACAGCAGGATGGGACATACATCTCATTGCTCAAGGTGGGTGGTCAAGCAACCAACACGTTCGTCATCGTCGGTGAGGAGTCGGATGATTACATCACTTCCGAGGCCGCTGCTGGTAATGCCAACGGCTTCTCCTTTTCATACGGTAATGGAGCGCAGAACACCACTAAGTCCTCTTCAGGAAGCGACTTCGGTGTAGTCATACCAGCAGGTTGCACCCTGTCAAGAATAGACATAACCTTCGGCAACATAGGTAGTGAGACCAACAGCAACAATCAGACTCTGACTGTGTTCAAGAACAGGTCTGCATCCACCACGACGATGACGTACAATGCTAGTGGCACTGGTGGTAATGCCTTCACAAAGAACTTTACATCTTTGAGTGGTAATGGTCTATCCTACTCAGCAGGTGATACATTCAACTTGAGGGCAACTGGGCTGGCAGGATATACTGATACGCAAGTCGGCCCTGCGAGAATGACTGCTTACTTTACAGTGGATTGAGGTGAATAGATGGCAATAGGAGAACACGGAGAGGAGATAACAATAACAATGGATGAGGCCATGGCCAAAGTCAGAGGCACTAGGGATTGGATGCTAGAGGTCTATGTTGACTTCTTCCAGTCCAAACCCCTTCTCTGGGCAGATTTAAGCGAGGAGCAGAAGACTGAACTGATTGCGTACAGACAAGCCCTACTGGATTGGCCTGCCACTTTACAGGACATATACGGTGATGTGCCACCTAACTCGTATGCAAAGCACCAACCCTCGCAACCCAGTTGGTTCGATGACAAACACCCTAGAGGCGTGATGTTCCCTTAAACCAAGATACCTAACTTCCTCATCAACCAATGGGTGATAGGACCGAACTCAGTTCCTATGTTATCATCGTCTTCACTCATGGTCATCGACCTCGAAAATACCACTGATTCCTCCCATGCTTTGCAGCCAGTAATATTCTCTTCTCAACTGCATTATGAAAAGAAAGATTGGTATGATGAGTGAAGCAAGAACTAATTCACCAATCATTCGATTGACCACTCCGCAAATATATCATCCATGCAA